GTTGACGGCTTCTGCTGGTACGACCCGGAGTCGAACGACACCGCGACCCTGAAAGTGGGGAAACTGTATATCGATTACGACTATACCCCCGTCCCGCCGCTGGAAAACCTGACCCTGCGCCAGCGCATCACCGATACCTATCTGGCGAACCTGTCGGACTCGGTCAACAGCTAAGGAGCTCTGAGCATGGCGTTACCCCGCAAACTGAAATACCTGAATATGTTCAACGATGGCCTCAGCTATATGGGCGTTGTTGAATCCGTCACCCTGCCAAAACTGACCCGCAAGCTGGAGAAATATCGCGGCGGCGGGATGCCGGGGGCGGTGTCGGTTGACCTTGGCCTCGATGACGATGCGCTGTCGCTTGAGTGGACGCTCGGCGGTCTGCCTGACATTGAATTGTGGGCGCAGTACGCCTCACCGGGTGCTGACAGCGTGCCGCTGCGTTTTACCGGCTCTTATCAGCGTGACGACACCGGCGCGATTTCTGCCGTCGAGGTGGTGATGCGTGGCCGTCATAAAGAATACGACGGCGGTGAAAACAAGCAGGGCGAAAGCGGTACAACCAAAATGGCGACCGAGTGCGCCTATTACCAGCTCACGATCGACGGCAAAGAAGTCATCGAGATTGACGTGATCAACATGGTGCTGAAAGTCGACGGTGTCGACCGTATGGCAGAGCACCGCAAGGTGATTGGCCTGTAATCCTTCAACCGGTCAGTGAGGCTGGCCGGTCATTTACCCTGATGAGAAATTCGCATGAAAAATATCAATGAGACTGCTGTTGCTGACACTGAGAACGTCAATCCGAATGTCGTTATTTTTGACACCCCGCTGATGCGCGGTGAGCAGAAAGTTGAGCAGGTCACCTTAACCAAACCGAATGCGGGAACCCTGCGCGGGGTGTCGCTGGCGTCGCTGGCAAATTCCGACGTTGATGCGCTGATTAAGGTGCTGCCGCGCATGACATATCCGGCACTGACCGAGCACGAGCTCGCGCGTCTGGATGCGTCAGACCTGATTTCACTGGCCGGTAAGGTGGTCGGTTTTTTGTCACCAGCTTCGGGTCGCTGACCTTCCCGGAAAAACTGTCGGTCGATGACCTGATGGCGGATATTGCGGTGATCTTCCACTGGCCGCCATCAGAGCTAAATTCCCTGAGTGTGACCGAGCTCCTGACATGGCGCGATAAGGCGCTGCAACGAAGCGGAAGCCATCATGAGCAATAACGTCAGAATCGAGGTGCTGCTGAACGCAGTTGACCGGGCAAGCCGCCCGCTTAAAGCGATTCAGAACGCCAGCAAATCCCTGTCTGGTGATATCCGCAATTCACAAAAAAGCCTGTGCGAACTTAATGTGCAGGCGTCCCGTATTGACGGATTCCGCAAAGCCAGCGCCCAGCTTGCCGTGACCGGTCATTCGCTTGAGAAAGCGAAACAGGAAGCGCAAGCCCTTGCCACACAATTTAAAAACACCGAGCGCCCGACGCGCGCGCAGGCGCAGGTGCTTGAATCGGCAAAGCGTGCCGCCAACGGGCTGCAGACGAAATACAACAGCCTCACTGAGTCTGTTAAGCGCCAGCAACGTGAACTCGGTGCAGTCGGTATTAATACCCGTAATCTGGCAAATGATGAGCGGGGGCTTAAATCGCGCATCAGTGAGACTACCGCGCAGCTTAATCGGCAGCGTGAGGCACTGGCGAAAGTCAGCGCACAGCAGGCGAAGTTAAGCCGGGTGAAAGCGCGGTATCAGGCCGGTAAATCACTGGCCGGAAACGCGGCGGCGGCTGGCGCAGCCGGTGTTGGTATTGCGACGGCGGGAACCCTCGCCGGGGTTAAGCTGCTGACGCCTGGTTATGAATTTGCACAGAAAAACTCAGAGCTGCAGGCCGTGCTCGGTGTCGACAAACAGTCGCCTGAAATGCAGGCGCTGCGTAAACAGGCGCGCCAGCTCGGTGATAATACCGCTGCCTCTGCCGATGATGCGGCGGGTGCGCAGATTATCATTGCCAAAAGCGGCGGCGATGCGGCGGCCATTCAGGCGGCGACGCCGGTCACACTGAATATGGCGCTGTCGAACAAGCGCACGATGGAAGAAAACGCTGCGCTGCTGACAGGCATGAAATCTGCTTTTCAGCTCTCTAACGATAAAGTCGCGCATATTGGTGATGTTCTCTCGATGACGATGAACAAAACCGCCGCCGACTTTGATGGAATGAGTGATGCGCTGACCTATGCCGCGCCAGTGGCGAAAAATGCCGGGGTAAGTATCGAAGAAACCGCCGCAATGGTGGGGGCGCTACACGATTCCAAAATCACCGGCTCGATGGCGGGTACAGGGAGTCGTGCCGTTCTGAGTCGCCTGCAGGCGCCAACCGGTAAAGCGTACGACGCCATCAAAGAGCTCGGTATTAAAACGTCAGATAGCAAAGGCAATACGCGCCCGATATTTTCCATCCTGAAAGAAATGCAGCGCAGTTTTGAGAAAAACAATCTCGGAACGGGTCAGAAATCCGAATACATGAAAACCATTTTCGGTGAAGAGGCCAGCTCGGCGGCCGCCGTGCTGATGGCCGCCGCATCAAGCGGCAAGCTCGACCAGCTCACCGCCGCGTTTAAAGCCTCAGACGGTAAGACTGAGGAACTGGTTAAGGTTATGCAGGATAACCTCGGCGGCGACTTTAAAGAGTTTCAGTCAGCCTATGAGGCGGTCGGCACTGACCTGTTTGATCAGCAGGAGGGCTCACTGCGTAAGCTGACGCAGACGGCCACGCAATATGTGCTCAGGCTCGACGGCTGGATCCAGAAAAATAAAGGGCTGGCGACCACCCTCGGCGTGGTGGTTGGTGGTGCGCTGGCGCTGATCGGTGTGATGGGCGGGATTGGCCTTGTCGCATGGCCGGTGGTGATGGGGATTAATGCCATCATTGCGGCGGCTGGCGTGCTCGGTGTGGTTTTCAGTACGGTCGGCGGCGCGATTGTCACGGCCATTGGCGCAATCAGCCTGCCGGTGCTGGCGGTAGCCGGTGCAGTGGTGGCCGGTGCATTGCTGATCCGCAAATACTGGGAGCCGCTCGGTGCATTCTTCTCGGGCGTGGTGGAGGGACTGAAAGCCGCCTTTGCACCGGTGGGGGACATGTTTACCCCGCTCGCGCCGGTGTTTGACGCCATCGCTGAAAAGCTGGGTGTCGTCTGCCAGTGGTTTAAAGACCTGCTTGCGCCGGTGAAAGCCACGCAGGACACGCTCTCCAGTTGCAAAAATGTCGGCGTTACTTTTGGTCAGGCGCTGGCTGATGCGCTGATGATGCCGCTCAAGATGTTTAACAGCCTGAGCGGCAAGGTCGGCTGGCTGCTGGAGAAACTCGGCGTTATCAAAAAAGAATCCAGCGACCTCGACCAGACCGCAGCGAAAGCGAATAAGGCGTCCCCGAATGGCGGGTATATCCCTGCGACCGCAGGTTATGGCGGGTATCAGGCGTATCAGCCGGTCACAGCGCCCGCAGGCCTGTCTTATATCGACCAGAGCAAAAGCGAATACAACATCAACCTGCAGGGCGGAGTCGCACCGGGCAGTGACCTTGACCGCCAGCTCCGTGACGCGGTCGACAAACTTGACCGCGAGAAACGTGCGCGTCAGCGATCCAGTATGAGACTCGACTGAGGGAGGGATAAAAATGTTAATGGGGCTGGGCTTTTTCGTGTTTGAACGGCGCACCCTGCCGCATCAGTCAATGCAGTATTCGAAGGACTACCGCTGGGTGTCAAATGACCGTATCGGAAAACCCCCGGCTTATCAGTATCTCGGGGAGGGGGAAACCTCGCGTACCCTGTCGGGCACGCTTTACCCTGAAATCACCGGCGGGCGTCTGTCACTGATGGCCATCGAACTGATGGCCGATGAGGGGCGCGCATGGCCGCTGATTGACGGAACCGGCATGATCCACGGGATGTATGTCATCGATAAAGTGACTCACAACCACACCGAGTTATTCAGCGACGGCGCGGCTAAAAAAATCGAGTTTAGCCTGTCGCTTAAGCGGGTGGATGAATCCCTCGCGGCCATCTACGGCGACCTGAAAACGCAGGCTGATAATCTGGTCACGTCTGCCGGTAACTGGCTCGGGGGGCTGGCGGGATGATAACGGGAATGACTATTCAGGCCGGGGCGCGCATTGCTCCTGATTTTATGCTCACGCTCGGTGGCGCAGATATCACACAGAATTTCAGCGACCGGCTTATCGGGCTGACCATGACCGACAATCGCGGATTCGAGGCTGACCAGCTTGATATCGAGCTCGATGATACCGATGGACTGGTCGAGCTGCCGCCGCGCGGGGCATCGCTGACCCTGTGGCTGGGCTGGCAGGGCTCGGCGCTGATTAACAAAGGGAGTTTTACGGTTGACGAAATCGAGCACCGGGGCGCGCCTGACAGGCTGACTATCCGGGGACGCAGTGCGGATTTTCGCGGGACGCTGAACTCGCGCCGCGAGCAGTCATGGCACGACACCACGCTCGGGGTGATTGTCGAGACTATCGCGCAGCGTAACAAACTGACGGCCAGCGTGGCTGATACCCTGAAAGCTGTTGCTGTGCCGCATATTGACCAGTCTCAGGAATCCGACGCGGCGTTTTTGTCCCGACTGGCGGATCGCAACGGGGCAACGGTTTCGGTCAAGGCCGGGAAATTGTTATTCCTGAAAGCCGGTAGCGCGATGACGGCCAGTGGTAAGGCCATCCCGCAAATGACCGTCGAACGCGGCGACGGCGACCGGCATCAGTTTGCCATAGCCGACCGCGAGGCATACTCCGGCGTAACCGCTAAATGGCTGCACACCAGAGACCCGAAACCGCAAAAGCAAAAGGTGAAGCTCAAGCGCAAACCCAAAGAGCAGCACCTGCGTGCGCTGCAGCACCCGAAGGTTGCTAAAACATCGGCAAAGGCTAAAAAGAAGAAGGTGCAGGAAGCGCGGGAAGGTGAGTATATGGCCGGTGAGTCCGACAATGTTCTGGAACTCACGACCATCTACGCGACAAAGGCGCAGGCCATGCGCGCAGCTCAGGCAAAGTGGGACAGGATACAGCGTGGGGTGGCGGAGTTTTCGATCACGCTCGCCACTGGCCGCGCTGATTTATTTCCTGAAACGCCGGTGGCAGTGAAAGGCTTTAAGCGCGTTATAGACGAGCAGGCGTGGATAATCAGTCGTGTGGTACACAGCCTCAACGGGAGCGGCTTCACGACGGGCTTAGAGCTTGAGGTTAAGGTTTCTGATGTGGAGTATGAAAGCGAGGAAGTTTAACGGCGTGTGTTGTTTATGTGTTTGTTTTATAAGTAAAAATTAGTAAAATTAACACATTGAATACGCCGGAGACCCTCATCATGTTTCATTGTCCGAAATGCCATCATGCCGCCCACGCCCGCACGAGTCGCTATTTTACTGATACCACAAAAGAGCGGTATCACCAGTGCACAAACATTAACTGCAGCTGCACGTTTGTGACCACTGAAACAGTCGAGCGTTTTATCGTGTCGCCGGGGGAAGTAGTACCCGCGCCGCCGCATCCGACATCATCAGGTCAGCAACAAATTCACTGGATGTGACAAACGAGAAAGCCCCGCGAATGCGGGGCTTTTTGCAACTTTTAGATCAGTTATGTTAAGTACATTTCCGTCGGCAAAGTGCCAGGAGCGGGTTCTAGAGAGTGACTAACGTTAGTTATATGTGTAAAATTCCTTAAAAATAAGAAGGATATATATCCATGACAGCAATTGCATATTGGATTAACTGAGAATCAATTGAGAAATTTTTGGGGGGGCAAAAAATAAACTAGCTAATTAAATTTTTATAAATAACGAATATAAGACTGCAAGCCATTTAACAAAAGTTTATAAATAAAGGAGTCAGTT